GTTTTCCCCCGCCGTGTTCGGAAACTTCAAGCCGTTGATGGCTGTCCCGGTAACACCCGACTGACGACGAAATATCTTGCCGGGGAAGATGTCCATGTTTTGTCCCGGTACGAGACTAGCTTCATCTACGTCAAAGACGAGGTTGCCTGCAAGGGCGAGGTTGTCGATAGCCATACGAACGTGACCGTTCATTAACTTCTGTGCGTCTTCCATGTTTTCCGCTACACCGACACCCCAGAGTTGGTAGGGGTTGACTTCGTATGGGAAGACTTGGTAGGGGATACGAGCGGGTGTGAAGGGATTTAGGACACAGCGTATAACCATGTTGCCGCAAACCCAGACGTTAACCTGAAGCTCATCGAACTCCGACATGTCTCCAGCGTTTTCCAAACCAACTTCTTCAGCTAGTTTAGCATCCAAGACACCCCAGTATTCCAAGACCTCATAGCGATTGCCTTGGTAGAATGGCTCTGTCTCGTCCTCACGAATAGTGTCCTCGTAATATTTGTCCTCATAGTTCGGACCTTTAGCTAGGCACTCTTCAATTGCTTCCGAAATAAAGTGGGGTCGTTTTATTAACGCACGAAGCTGTTGACGGTTCATGCGGTGACGCTCTATGACGTACTCGCAGTCATCTATGCTAGTAGCGGATGGGTCAGGGTGAAAGTCCCATATCGACACCATCTCAATCCGTGGAACGGTCTTCTCATCCGGGTTATAAACCCGCTCTCCCTCTTCGTTACGCTCCCACTTGTGGACCCGCTTGTAAAAGTTGAATGGTCCCTTTACAACGCCAGTTCCCAAGAGGGCTGCTTCGAACACGGAGTTCCGCATCACGTTCACAGCATTTGTGTCGGTGAGTTGGTCGTGTATAACTTTTTCCATCCGCAGGGCTGCTTCTTGAGCCGGACTAATTTGCGGTTCGCCTATCCGTGCCGGACCCTCTGCTAGGTCTAGTTGTCCATACTTGGACTCTAGGCCACCTAGGAAGTCACCACCGGGTTTTGCTTGCAAGGCACCGGGAGCTAGTTCGCGACCATCCCCTGAAAACCCGTAGGGGTCCTGTTCAGTTGCTTCGTCCAAGGGAGTCTTCATGTGGGCAAACTCCGCAATGCCTTCCGGCACGGGAGTTGATTCCACAACCAAGGGAAACTTCTTGTTTGCGAACAGGATGTCTATGATTTGACCGAACGCAGCAAGAACCTTTGTCTTGGTAATCCGAACAAAGACCTGAGACCGCTCCGAATCACGATACTGAGTTGTAGAATCGTAGATACCCCGGAAGTTCTTGAACGCCTGTAGCCAGCGTTGCTCGTGAGCAAAGCGACCAGTTTCGGCATCCCTGAACTTTGAGGTTACGTACCCTGCAAGACCCGGCATCTGTTCTTCGGGAGATTGTACCGGAATTACCGTGTCATCATCCGGCTGGAGAAAGTTATCTTCAGACATGTAGAGTCCTAGCTAAAGTAGTTTCTGTCTTCTGCCATTGTGTTAAATGAAGCTTCTACAGTAGGCTTGGTTTGCTTCTTGGGCATATCTTCTGTGATTGGGCCTGTCTTTACACGAGTCTGAAACTCAAGACCTTCACGGTATAGTTTTGTTGCACCCTCATCTGTATCGACGCTGACTTTATCAGAGTTCATTACATAGGCTGCACCGTAGTTGTAGTTATTGTCTGGCATCTCTGCCTCCTAGTTAACGGAAAGAAAGCCTTGGTCTTGGGCAGGGGCGGCTTGAGGAACCCTGTCCGGTTCTGGAATCATGCCAGAATCTCTTTGTGAAATAGCGCGGTTGCGAAGCTCGTCAATGCGTTTTTGTTCTTCTGTAGCTGCTACACCAAAACCGCTGGCGGTATCTGATATGTCGGTCATTGAAAACGGGGTTAGTTCACTAGCTCCGCTAAATGCTCCTACAACTTCCTGTGCTACTGCGGGCAATCCTAAATCTGCTGCTTCTGATTTACCAGCTATGTATCCTGATGTTGCTGCAGCAATAGGAAGGACGCTTTTAGCACCGGGAATCTTTTGTATTGTGTCTAAAGTTTTACCTATGTTTTTAACCAGACCATCCCAATCCAAGCCCTTACTAGAAAGTTCTTCTTGTAAGTTGCTAGAGGTTACATTCTTGTCTATGTTGTCTGTGGACTTGAGAGTAGTGGGAACCTCTTCACGAACCGGGAGTTCGAAGTAGCCTTCATATCCTGTGGTCTTGGTTGTGATACGGGTTTCTGGCATCGGAATCTTGGATTGAACATCAAATCCTGCGTCCGTAGCAGACTGCCCCCAAAAAGAAGATATTTGAGAAGCAAAATCCCTGTCTAAATCTCCTACATTTCCCGGAAATGCTTTTTGATAACCCGCCAGTTCTCCTGTAGAACCTTTTGATGCAGCTTTTAGACTACGACCCTGTAGGTATGCTGTTCTTTCCTGTGGTATTCCAATATCTAATGCTATGCTTGAGTGTACGTTACGAAGAAGAGGAGAGCCTGTCTTACCCGGACCTTTTTCTGGATGAAGTGAGTCGTAGTAAGTTTTAGTTGCTTGGTCGTACATCAAGTTCGGAACCTTGACGGCTCTTAATATTTTGTTTATGTCAGTTGTTTTAACTTGTGCGCCACTAGGTTTTCTAAAAAAGAAGTCCCCCGGCTTTATGTCTACTAACAATTCTTGAAGGATAGAATCCGCAACAGGATTTAGGGGAATATTAACAGGGCGACCCTTGGTTCCCGCTACATCAGTTTCAATGTAAACTGCACCAGTATCAGGCATGTACTCTTTCATGCTAAGATTTAAAACAGCGTTAGGGCGAAGGCCTGTATTTAAATTAAATATGATGGCTAGTGCTGCAGGTCTAGTAGCGGGGTCATCTAGATACTTTGCAACACCAGAAAAAAACTGAGACTGAACCTTACGGTCAGGGTTAATTGCTATCTGAGCTTCTGCTTTAGACGGTTCTATCCTGCCAAAAATACGATTGTTTAAATCTGTGTTAGGAGCTTTATCAGGAAGAAGCTTGTACTCAGCAGTATCCGGGCCTAGGTTTTCTTTTAATAAAAGCCCTACCTGCCTAATATTTTGCATAGCCGCTTTGACAGGAGCATTTTCACCAGTATTTCCAAAAGTTTTAGAAAGAAGGGTAAATCCTTCCGCATCTTTTTCGAACAAGCGAAGTGCTGAACCGGGTTCGTCAGCTATGTCCTTAAAATACTGAATAGTAGGACTGACAAAATCTTTACGATTTGATTTCTTAGCGTAGGCTTCAGCAACTTCACGAAGGGTTGCGGTTTTTGGGTCGAGGTCTGCCATTAGTATCCAAACGTAGCATCATAGGGCTGAAAGGCTTGGTCTTTGATGCCCTGCAGTTGTTTGTGTATCGAAGTGTATCCGCTGGTTCGCGTCATAACCATATATCGCAACGCATCGTAGGCATGGTCCTCTGCTCTCGTGTCTACATCTTCACTGTTAGTTTTGGAGAGTGGAATGCCCGATAGCTGTGCAATGATATGCTTACAACTAGAAAAGATTCGCATACGGGGTTCATTAGAGTGGGGGTCGTCAGCAAGCCGCCTGTGTAGTTCCATTTTTCCTTGTAGACGATTGCGGTCGGATGGAGTCCACCTAACCCCGGCCCTCATCATAGTCTCTGCGATAGAAGGGCCGAATCCGGTCTTGTTCCAGCATGAAGAGTCTAGGACCGTATAATGAGGTAGCGGGTCTAACTCTTCACATTCTAATATTTTATCAGCTAATTGCTCTGCTGTCAAGTGTTTTACGTAAAGTTCGCGATAAATCCAAATATTGTTATCCCAATCAATAGCACCCCACAGGACACACGACGGCGACGAGTAGCCGTAGTCGGCGGCACGTATGCGGGGCCAGTTCGTGGGAAGCTCAAAATGTTCGACCACATGTCGTACCCTCGAAAACTCTGGGAAGGCCGCTCCCTCTGCCACATCCCAGTCCCCTTCTAGGAGTCGTCTACGCTCGACATCCGGGAGTGACCGAAGCATGGCCTCGTATTGACCATCTGCCATCAGGAAGGGGTTGTCAGTCAACCTCGCCGGAATAAACTTGCGGTAGAATAGGGGTTGACCTGCTTTTGGATGATTGTCAGGCCATACAAAGGTGCGACCTGTTTCTAAGTCTTTAGCTCCGAACGCCTTGTTGGGTTCGTGGGCATCAATGTACATCTTCTTCACCCACCAGCCGCCGACACCACCGGGGTTCGCTGTGCAGCGCATGGTCAGGTTAGTCTGTAGTTCGGGGTCCGTCGAACGGAGACGGGAACGAAGATAGTCCCAGACGTAACTGTTGGGGTACTGTGTTATTTCGTCTATGCCAATCCAGTTAAACGCCTGTCCCTGAAAACGGGTGACATCCTTATCTCTGTCGAGATAGGTAAACCACATGGTTGCACCAGACGGAAAGACCCACGTTGATTTGGACTCGCGGAACGTTGCTCCGGGAAATGCCTTGGGGTATAGCTGCTTCGACTTGTCGATGAGTTCCGTTAGTTCGTCGAGCGTTCGCCGGAGAAGAAGGCCACGATGATTGGAATTATGGCAATAGCGTAGGGGGTCAGCAAGTAGAGCAAATGACTTGCCACCGCCAGCGGCCCCACCATAAAGTACATCCTGTTCGGAAGCCGAAAGAAAGTCCTCTTGAGGTCCTTCATTAGGTTTGAAAATGACAGGGGTATCATCTATTAGGTCCGTAACTGCTGGGGGTAATACGTCGAGGTCTGCAGCATCTACCACACGGGTCTTGTTGCCGTTCAGGGCATTCTCTATGTTCTTGGCTGCACTGGTCAGGTCACGAACCTTGCGACGGTTCCGGGCTGTCTTCACATCCTGCTTGACCTGCTTCTTCTTGGCATTCTTCAGCTTCATCTGTACAGAACGCCGCGCACGTTCCCGGTCACTCAT